ACGAAGAGCAGCTTCTAAATTTATAGCAGATACATTTTTATCTAATGGTCTTTCTAAATCTTCATTAGTTAGTATGTCAATCTTATTCCTAGTAATAGGATAATTAGCCATAGTAGCTGGAGAGGGAAGATTATACTGTTCTGTTATGTAAGAGTAGTCTTCATATTCTAAATCTCCATTATAACATTTATAATTGAGTGTATCTCTATCTGCCATAGAAAGACCCTCACTACTAGAGTTTTCTAGAAATTTAGTTACAGCATTTATATTCTTCTCACACCATTCTTGCGTTTTTTCGCTATCTGGTATAAATTGTTTAGGGAAACCACTCATTGTTTTTCTTAGTTTTTATATGGGATTAAACGTCCATTTACGCGCTTGTAATATACGAAACCTAACGATTCATTTTTACTCACGTCTTTATTCACTGCTTTATCGTATAAATCTATATCATGAATTAAGCACAAACCGAAGGCTATAGCCCTATCCGTGTTCCTTAATCCGTAATTAGCTAATTCATCTAACAAGTCTATAAACCAAATATCTTCACAGTCTTCTTCTATGTATTTGTTCATAAACTGCTCCATTACAGCTTTAGTATGCTTATTCATTTGAATACCATACTTGTTTTTATTTTTAGTTTTAGGGGAGTGAGCTGTTGAGGGTCTTTCTTTTAAGTACTTAGTCATTCCTTCTCTTTGGAAGTAACCAATAATACCTATCCTAGTATATTCCACCAACATAGATGCCTCATAATATACAGCAAGTTTTAAACATCCATCCCAAAATTCTTCTGCAGTCTTAGGTCTTTCGGTGTAATCTGCTATGACATAATTACTTGCAATATCTGTATTGTAGAAACGCCTGTAAATCAGTGCACTACCTAAAGAGTCTGTAGTTGATTCATCTTGATCATAACTATCTATACCTCCAATGTCTAATCCTTTAAGATCTGTACGAGGATGAGCTAGTATTTTATACGCTCCATATTTGTTAAGTGTAAACTTAACTCCATAGCCAGAGTCGTCCCAGTCAAGATCACCTACTTGTATCTGACCTTGTAATGATTCGTTACTAAGTATCTCGCTTCTCTGAGCATTTATGTTTGCAACGTTAAACTTAGAGTTTTTAGTTTGTAAGAAAGCTTCTTCGACGGATAATGGGTAGTTCTGAAGTTCAAGATTAAAACCTTTTTGGTTTCCTGCAGCCCTAAGTTGCTCTCGCCTTGACATGAGGGCTTTTGTCGCACCTTCGTCGTCAGATATTCCAGTTTCCTTGTCAAAGAAGCCATGGTAACACATAGATGCTGGTATAAACAAAGGTATAAGATTATAAGCCTCTGCATTATAGTACATGTCCATAAAATCTTTAGATGCTGCTTCAATATCTCCACCCGTTCCACCAATGATAGGTACACCATATTGGTCATCCCCATCCATGAAGCAAGCTTTAGAAGACATGTAAGCATTAAGTAGTTCCTTGAATTCACCAGCTTCCTCGAATACCATTACTGCTAAACGTTCACCTTTATATACTTCAGGGTTACTCATTGTACGGCAGTGTATAACAGACTGAAATCCTGCTGTTCCCCACTTACCTTCTTTATCTTTTATCTTATAACCAGATCTTAGTATCTCATCACCATCCTTAAGTACGGAATGCCTGAAACTACTTTGTTGATTGTTTAATCCTGCTTTTACCTTATCAAAGAATGATGTAGCGGTAACTTGCAGCCCCGCAGCAACTCCTACGTGGTTGTATGGATAGAATGTGTATTCGTGTGCTAGAATACCAGAGTTCATGTAAGAGAACCCCTTATCCCTAGCCTTAATAACAATCATCCCTTTCTCTTCACTCTTGCATTTATCAAATAAGTCAAAGTACAACTTATCCATATCTCGATACCATGGAGAGATTAGAGTTTTACGAGAGTTACCCTTCTTTCCAGAACTACCTAAAATTTTATAGAAATTTAAATAATAATAGTGTTTACCCGTAATACGATCCATTCCTTTAGGTTTGAATCCTTCTTTACATCTTTTAATTTGTTCGTCCCAGAATTCTTTAAACGCAATACTATTTGGGTTTAAATCAGGAACTTCACCATGTATTATAGGAGCGTAATTTTTTATATTAGGCATTGCCTTGACTTTGAAGTGTCTCTAAGTAACTAAGTTCTCTATTACCTGCAATAGTTTTTTTATCACCACGACGTTCAATAGCGTCTAAAAGTTTCTGTCTTGTTCCTAAAATTTTTTCTACTCCTATCATTACCTTTTGTATGTCGGCTGCATTCTCTATATCAATCTTAGTATTTTCTAGAAGTGTTGTATACTCGTCAAGTTTTTCGTTAAACGCTGCAAGTTGTGCCTCAAGCGGATCATATTCTAGTTCTACATACTTACGTGTAGCCTGTTTTATTCTTTTATCTTTAGATCCTTTCCATTCGTAGTCGCCAAACATATCCTTACTGATAACTCTAACTCGTTCAGCTTCAGTATAGTGTCTGTAAGGGGAGTCATAATCAGCCATATAAGCAACAAACATTAGTGCTCTCATGCCTAGACTTTTTGCTTTAATTAAATCAGCAAACTCAGGTATTCCATATATACCGTCATCGTCAATTAAATCACCCTTTTTATTTATTTTGAGTAGGTACATACTTAGTTAATACTGTATTCATTATAAAGATTCCGTGATTTATTGATTCGCATATATCTTCAGTTGGAATGTCATCTTCATCTGTGTACTTAAATACAATAATGTTAACTCCTCCACCAGATAAAATATATTCATTAGACTTTACTATAAAGCCCATATCAATATATGTTGATAATATCTCTAACTCTAAAAGTAAGTTAATCGACTGAACCATTGCAGTTCCTACGATTTTTCCGTTTGGCATTACCTCTATATCACCGTGCAATGTTTTAATTCGCTCCATCGTAGTCATTTAACAAAGATAATAATTATTTAGTTACAAACAAGGTACGCTTTTATGTAAACAAAAAAGACTCCCTATTAAGAGAGCCTTTATTGTTTTATATCAATTTAGTCGTGTTGTATACGTCCACCATCGCTATACTTCTTCTTAACTGTACCACCACCTTTATACACGTTAGGTCCTGGCTTAGGGTTACGAGTCTTACTCATAATCTCTGCACCATCCTTACGGCCTTCAGCTATCTTAGTAGAAGTTTTTTTAGCAGCCTTCTTAGCATCGTTAGTCGTATTCCATTTTTCAGCATCTTTCTTGTAAGCGGCATAACCACCCTTATCTTTATACTTAGCCTGAACACCACTCTTGTTAGCATCCCAAGAAGTACGATAAGTCATACCTGTTTTTCTTTTAGTCTCTCCCGACTTACCACCTGGTGAAGCATGTTTCTGCTTAACTACCTTAGTAGGTTTTTCATAAGGCTTAGTCATTACACCCGATTTAGGTGTGTCCTTCTTAACAACCTTCTTAGTAGCTACAGGAGTAGTACCTTTACGTTTCGCTTTTCTCGCAGCAGACTTTTCTTTTTTCCAGTTAAGTGTTCTACCTAACTTAGTCTTGCCCTCAGCAGAAGCTCTACCCGCCTTATTTGCAGCCCTTTTAGCTACACGCTTGTCTTTATCTAACATAATCTCGTTTTAGTTTATACAAACATACAAATAAATTTTATTTACTTTTTTTCATAAATTATTTATATATATGTGAAAGGGGAGGTATTACGCTAACATCCCCGTTGTTACGTAAACTTTTTACGCCCTACCCTTTGTGTGTCCCAAACCTCAGAGACTATCGTCTCCCACTTCACTTAATTAGTATAACAAGCAGGAGACTACGACTGTGCCCATCTAAGGGTAATGGTAGTTATGGAGATGAGAAACATACCCTTAGTGGATATGGTTGACTACGTTGATGCTACAAGCATTACGTATCCTATCACCATGGAAATCTGTGGGCTTGACGACTCATACGGAGACAATCCGTGTCAGCACTTCAGGTTCGCAGGTGTTAAGGACTTCAATGAGGAGATTGCCGAAATGGCAGGATTCCTTGGGAGTAATGGTATGCGTGCCTTAACAGCTCGTATAGTATAATAAGGACGGAGGCTAGCGCCTCCTCCTTTTATTACTTAGTATTCTTGTGCTATAATGCACTAAAGCAGAACGACTTTAATCGTTCATCTTAATACTTGAGCTATGACTAAAACTCAATGGGTAGCAATACCTTACGAAGCTTTAGACAAGTCCTTCACTCAAGCTAGGTACAGCAGGTACGATGTTGACGACATCATATCTAAGTGCGAAGCAGAGCAGAGAGACTTAGTTCCTCGTATTAACTCTTCAAGTAAGACTGATTTATATCAGCTTTGTAAGAGATACGAAGAGCTTAGGATGAGGATTGATTGGGTTGACCCCCTTGATGACTTGTCCTAAGTCTGTTAAGTGCGGAGGGGGACTATCGTCCCTTTCTTTTATTACTTAGTAGTGTTAGGATTCTTATGTATAGAACATAAGTTACTCCTCTGTAATTCCTACTAACCTGTGCCTTAACAAGCAAACCAAAACTGTTACGACCTACGCATGATGTCGTTAAACTCGTTGTATTTAAACACAGGTAGTAGTAACCTTAGGCAGTGTAGCCGACGCATCTACTACTTGTGTTTCTTTTTATTAACCTAATCTACTAAAGTATGATTATGTTTACGATTGTTATAGCATTGTATGCTATAATCCTCATAGCTTTCGCTATGGGTACGTTCACCTATAAGGTGACGGAGAGGTTTTACGGACCTCTAGACTCTTCCATCGAGGAATGGGAGAGAAATAAGTAATAAAGGAGAACCGACTACCTTAGTGTCGGAGCGTTATGAACGCAATTAAACTTACTGCTTCAATGCAGTCTTTGCTACAACAGTTCGCCTACGATTTTGATATGGTAGGACTAGTTAGATACATAAACTTCTCGGAGGATATGTGTGAGTTAAGTATATCGCAAGACCACGATATGGGTCTTGTAAGGATAATATTCGATGACTCTGAGGAGGGTTATCGAGTAGACGAGGAAGAACCTCGTTACTACGTGGACCCATTCGAGGTCCAACCAGAATACTAATCAGAGCCCTTCGGGGCTCTTTAAATCTTATATCAATTCGATGAAAGGTTTTTTAGGGGATGGTTAGCATGCCATGCAGAGTACTATGAAGCGTACCATGAAGAGTAGTACTAAGGTAACGCTCGCTTCGCTCGCTCAAACTACTTTGTGTTCTCTGTGTGCTGAGGCTATCGCCTCTTCCTTTATTTATTTACTTGCCTCGTTGCAAGTGGTTTGACCTCTTCACCGTGAAGAAAGAGGTATAATAGAGCAAGTCCGCTTGGATAGCTCGCCCATCTAAGGGTTTATAGTCCAAGCAAAAAACGGTATGGGTTATTCAACCTCAGCTTCGGCACCGAAAAGTAAATTAGTACGTCAAATTGACAGAAAATTAACTAATGTTTCTTCTATTATGTCGTCAATCAAAGACGGTACAATAGAAGGAGTGGACTCTAACGGAGTTCAGTACACCAAAGAGGTGTGCAAGTTTGAGTTCAGCTTTCCGCAACTAGCGGATAAGAACTTCGACTATGTTGCTAGTCTTGAGGTGAGAGCCTCGGTGAAGAGCATCGTTGATGAGTTTTGGTTAATGGATAACCACAAACTTCCAAGAGTTCGTAAGGACTCATTCTTCGCTAAGAATATCATCTTGGCGATTTCCAATTACGACGTAGCTACGAAGACGCAAGTCCCACGCTACGCTGATATGGACGCATATTACAACTCGACACCCGAGCTTAAAGGGAGTCTACAAAAGTTGTATGCAATCTTTGCTCAACAGGAAGATACGTTTGAATACGTACTAAACCCTGAAGAGTTCGTTGCAAACCTTACAGACCGTGAAGTGCACATCAGCACTTACATATCTAAAGGTAAGGCGTTCGTGACTAGTCCTGCGTATAACAAAACGCAGACTACGAACAAGCAAGAGGAGACTACCAACCGCAAGGTTGCTAGAGGACTCTGGTCGTAAGTATAGTGAGGTTGGGTGACTACGGTCGCCCACCTTTTATAGTTCACTATCATATGCATAGTAGTCAGGAGACTTATGCAGGGTATCTATGCAGAGTATCGTTCGTGATACGATATTATGTGTCTGTATGTATGTGTAGAAGTGTTCCACAAGCTCTATAAGACTGATAATAGTCATATAAACAAGGCCTAGAGCCTTTATATAGTATAGATTGCAATGGTTCCGTAATAGGTAGAGTATGCGTAAAGTCAGTGAGAGTCTATGTTTAGCTACTTCTTTCTGTTCGTTGTAGTCGCTATCGCTCTTTCCTTTTAGTACTTCCTTTGTTGTTTCTTGGTTTCGTACTAAGATATTTAAGTGATTGACTATGTTATTATGTAGTTATCCACTTACCCACCAAAGTTACAATATATAAATAACATTGTCAAGTCACATAATGACAGGTAGTGTCAATAGTCTATTGTATTTAAGTGTTTGACACTAACTGTCACAACATTAACAAAGTTTAACATTAATGAAATTAGGCGTGGGTTATGCTGTTAAACCCAAATAATGAGAGCTACAGAGTGCGATCCTGCAAAACCAAACCTCTCAGCCTATATCTAATTGCAAGACCTATTAACGTGATAGGCTTAGGTTCTCTGCACCTAAAACCCCAAGCATCTTAGAAAGCTATCGCTGAGAACTCAAAAGGATAGCATATTATAT